ACCTTCTTATTAAGCGAAGCCAGCGGTCCAACGGCGGTAAGCGTGTAAATCGTCAACGATCCAGCGTTTCCAAATCCCGACAATTTGATTTCGATGTCGCTGACGATTCCGTTAAAAATTGAAACCGCGCCGTTGGATGGTGTTTGAATCTTAATTTGTAAAGGTTGAGACAATGCGACATCGATGGGATCGTCCCCGCCTGTCCATAAATCAACGCGGGCGTATCCTGGCGAAGGTTGTTCCAGGATGTTCGCCCGACCCATGTTGACGCTTATGTCATTGATGACGACGTCATCGGATAGCGTTATCGAATTTAACAAAAGCGTCGGTTGTGGACTGTAGGTTGTCATAACGTCGCGCCTGCAAAATTGACCGCACCAGTTCGACGCGATGAATTCTGGAATAAGGTTTCAAGACTTCGACGAACGCCTTCGGGATCGATCGCGCCGTTGATTGTTATGTTGACCCCGCCACCACCGCCGAAAGACCCCGCCGAAGCGATGCTTCCCGACGTGTTAGCCGTAAACAATTCCGGTCCCATTTCCCCGACCACATAAGAAGATCCCTGACGTACAGGTCCGCCACCAGCTTTGAACCCGCCAAAGGCTCTTGTCAAAGCCTGCCCGACTGGTGATGCTGCTATTGCCCGACCGACGTTCTTAATCGATTCAAAAATTTGATTCATAAGATCGCGAAACGGTTCGATTTTTTGGTATGCCAAAACAAATCCAGCGACCAAAGCTGCGATCGCGATAATCACAAGACCGATCGGATTGAGCGACAACGCAAGATTCAAGGCGTATTGCGCGCCCGTCATTATTGCCGTTCCGACGGCTAAAAGTGCCATCGCGATTTTATAGGCGACTAGGGCAACGGTGGATCGGGCGTAAGTCAATTCCGCTAGGGTTTGCGCAGCTGTCGCCGAACCTGTGGCAGCTGCCAGGGTTAAAATCACAATCTTCGTCGCAGCTGCTAACGCACTAAAAACCGTCATTGTTATTTGTAGGGCTTTAATCGCGTAATTTAAGACAATGATCGATCCAGCGGTGACGGCGACGGCGATTCCTAATTTGGTCACAAGATCGGCGTTTTCTGCGGTCAAGGCAGCTAATGGCATTAAGGCGGTTAATAAACTTTGATAAGCAGGCAACAAACCGACACCGATTGCAGCTTTGGCATTCTCGATATCCGCGGTCAAAATTCTTTGTTGATTAGCTGCGCCTTCCGACGTCCTGGCAAAATCGCCTTGTTGGATTGTTGTTTGTTCCATGATCAACTGGTATCGCGCCATTACTTTAGAAGATTCGGTCAATTGATTCTTCTTATCGCGTTCTAGTTCTATGCCTGTCCTTGTTTCATAATTGAACGCAGCTTGATCCAAGGATGCAGCTGAAATCAGGATTCCGAATCGGCGTAATGGTTCCGATTCACCGCGCAGACCTGCGCCCAAAGCCGTAATCGCTTCATCGGTTGTCGTGTTATTGAAAGACGCTAAATCCGTCGACAAGGATGTTAGGTCGATCGCAAAATTGTTTAGATCCTTACCCGTTAAATCACCCAGGCGTCCAAGAATTGCAAAAGTCGAAGCTGCGTCAAGCGCGGATTTTTTAGATAATCCCAGATTTTTAGATGCTACATCGGCGAACGCTTCAATGTCTTTCGCGCCCGCGCCAAAGATTTCCCCAGTTTTTGAGATGGTTTCATTTAGGTCCGAAGCCGAATCGATGACCGATTTAGCTGCAAACGCGACCGCGCCGAATGCGACAACGGCTTTTCGATTTACTTGTTCAACCTTGTCGCCAAAATTTTCAAGCTTACCTTGCGCGCCTTTTAGATTCTTACCGAATCCGCTGGTGTCTGCCCGAAGTAGGATGGTGAGCGGTCGACCGATTCCCGTTGTAGCCATTAGAAGTCCGACCCCCGATTCCAGTCATCAACCAGTTTATCCGCCACCTTGATCCACGCGCTGAACGCTGGTTCGGCGTAAGCCGTGTCTGCCGTCTTTGTCCATCCTGGCGTGATTCCTTCCGCCCAAAATTGGGTTCGACCAGATCGCGCCATGTATTGACCTTTAATCGTTCCGAAGCGAATCATGTTCGCCGTTGCACCACCGGAATATGTCCCGCTACCAAGTCCCGATCGGGGATTCATTACCGTCCCACGGCTGGACGTCCTGGTCGAATTTCCAACGCGAACGCCTGGAAGTCGATCTTGTTTTGTGCGAATAGTGGCGATTAGTTTCGTCGCGTACCCTGGTGCATGGCTTCTGATAGCGCTGGAAATCGCGGGGACCATTAAGGATTCGGCGATGTATTCCGCTTCCCTTCGCATATCCCGATTAGCTGCCTTTGGCAAAGATCCTAATGAATCAAGAAGTGATCGATATTGCACAACGTCAACGGTAATCGATTGATCTGTTGCCATGTCTTCACTTCCTTCGTGATCGTTCTAGCCTTATCGTTTGGATAGTGCCTAACAATTCCCAATCTAAGTCATCTAAGCCGATTTGGATGATGCCTTCAACGGCAAGATCGGCGATGGTCCTTCCGACTGTGCCGTTTCGATAAAATCCGTGTCATCAATTCCAAGCAATTCCACAAGATCCAATTCATTCGCCCAGTCATCGAATTTCTTGTCGGTCTGATTTGACCGTTGTAAGTTCACAAATGCCATAACCATCAAGTCTTCGAATCCCAAATTCACTTTGATTTCATCCACGCCGTCAACCCGTCGATTCTCGACAAGGTCGGTCATCTTTGATTTTGTCATTCTTTCCCACTTCATGAGATCGACGGGGGACGTAATCACGGTAGTTTCGCCGTGATCGGGATGCACTATTTTTATTTTGATTTTCATGGTCCTGATTCCTTTTCTTAGGTTCTAGTTACGGTTCCGCCAACAACGACGAAAGAAATTGAAACGGTTAACGCGTCGGTAGCTGCGCCACCTGCTTCTGGATAATTTGGAAATAGATTTCCCGCAAAATCTGACCCGTTTGCGCTGAAAGTAAAGGCAAGACCAGTATCGCCCGCGGTGGTTGTTGCATCCCAAAGGGCTTCACAAACCGAAGCGGGTGTTGTGGATCCCCAATCTTGGTAAAGTTCCACCGATAAAGTCGCTGTTTGATCGATTGTCTTATATGCCCGACCCGACAAGACTTCAAGGACTTGTTGATTCGGTTCGACGGCTAACGTGACCGACGACGCGACATCGTTATATTCGACGCTGTTAATTGTCAAGGACAGGTCGTGACCTGTCACGTAGGTAAGTGCCATGATTTATTCCTTAGATAGTGACATCGAATTGAATGTCGGTTGATAGTAATTCGTTCGGACCTACTTGAACGGGCTTTGGTTGGCTAAAATCTCCGACGCGAATTCCGGTCGGTAGGTTTTCGGACACGTTCGCGATCATCGCGTCCAAATTTGTCAAAGCTGCTTGATTGTCATTTAACGCAACGCAAAGCGTAATTTGAAACGAAAGAATCATCTTTGGACTAGAACCAACCGTGACGATTGATGCATATGGCGACGCAGGAACCAAGATCAAGCAAGGCGGGGACATGGTTTCAACGGGCGCGGAATAGACAATGTATCCAAGCGCGGACAACGTTGTTTTCAAAGCTGCGCGGGCATCACTTAGGCGGTTAGCCATTATCCGACCATCGATCTAGGATCGCGGAATTCGCTGATTAGACCAACCACACGGGACAACAATGATCGTCCCATTCGATAAGGTCCAGGCGTAAAATCGACCGCTTGCATTTGACCCGATGCGCTTTGTCGGGCGTTCCAGATATCTACGGCGATCATCAACGCAGCTGTCCGACAATTTTCATTCTCTTCGTAGTAGTCCGATTGACCTGTCAAAATACAGTTTCCCGATGGGATGTTCAATCGACGGTCAAGATCGGCATTTGTGATCGATGCCTGGAATGTGTATTCGCTGATTTTTGTAATGGTTCGGATGCCGTCAAACGGAATCCCAACTTTGGAAATCGTGACACTTTGTCCAATGACGTAACCGTGTGGGCTTTGGGTTGCAAAAGTTGCGACGTTAGTCGCTAACGAAACCGCGACGATAGACGCGTTGTGAAATAGTAAAAAACCTAAGACAACGGATTCGGCAGATTCCATCGAAGATTCAAGAAGCGCGTCGGCGTACAGATCGCCAACACCCAAGACTTCTTTGAAATCTGCTAAGGCTATCAAACCCATTTGTCTATTCCTTTTTAAGAAGTGACGGGGACCATCCAGGACCAGTCGATCCCCGCCACGATTGTTTCAACTAGCTGACGGTNATGTTCCGTGTGGCTGTTGGGTACTTGTTGGCAAGTGCTACGAANCCATAAACGGCGATTTCCACGGTCATCGTGTCGATCACGTTAACGCGTACTTGCGCGGTTCCGCTTTCGTAGAACGTTGAATATGCAGATGGGTANGCGTACAGACTGGNTGCGNCGATGTTGTAATCAACTACAAGNTCCAATCCCATCACATTTCCACGACTAAACACGTTGGTTCCAGCTGCATTCGTTGTCGGACCGACCGCGTTAAACAACGGGCGACCTTCGCCATCAACAGCAGAAAGCAAACTTGCGTATCTGGTTGCACCTGCAAGAAGTCGATTCGGATTGAAACGCATAACGGAAGCAGAATCAGAAATCGCATCAGATATAGCTGCGACAAATCCCACGCCACTTGATGCGCCCGCGCCGATCACGCCTTGCGTGAAAGCATATAAATCAGTTTGCTGAGCGTATGAAGCAGCTAGTCCGCGAAGAAGTTCGTCCAAGTATGACGGATCCGAACGTTCCAAAAGTTCGATCGAAACGCGTTGCTGACCAGCAAATTTCGAAACGTCAACGGTTAGATCGTCGATTTGTGTCGCTGTATCTGATGGCAAAGCTAGTTCCGCGGTTTCTGCAACGGTTGGCTTCACTACCCAACGCGGGATTCGAAACGACATTCCGGAAGCTGGTAAAGCTGCGCGGGATATGCTGTCAATGAATGGTCGCGATGTGTCGATGACACCGATGACTTCGCGCAGGAATGGCACTGGAATAAGTCCCGCGTTGTCTGTTGTTGTGGCTTCGCCCGCAGCTGTTAAGAAATCCATTGCGTCGCGATTTCCGCGTTGTGCTGAAAGAATCTTGTGTGCGTATTGACCAGCGGTCAAATTTGGGATGGCGCGTGGGGTTGTGAAGATTGGAGACCCGAAACTTGACGCTTCGACCTTCGATGCTTCAACACTTGAAGTCTCTTCGACTTCTTCGATTGGTTGTTCTGACATGGTTTCGATCTCCTCGATCATTTCGGTTGGTTTCTCATCTTCAAATTCTGAAGCTGCGATTTGTGTAACACGCGCCGAATCAAAAGCGGGACTTGTTACAAGGCTCGTTTCGATCATTTGCGCTGACGTGACATGAATGATTCCGTCACGAATTTCGTGTGCGTCGATCCTTGCGCCGATAGATAATCCATCGCGCAAACCTTCCGCAGCTTCGATGAGCGCGTCGGCGCCCGCGGTGCTGTCGGAAATCTTAAAGGTTCCGTTGATTCCGCCTGGTGTGACGGTGAAATTCGTGGCTCTTCCAATGGGACGGCGGTTGTCGTGTTCAAGAAGAAGCTTGACCGATGCGGGGTCGATCTGGTTGATTGAACCAAGTTCAAATATTACAGGTCCCATCGATGTCATCCCAGCCGTCCCGAACGGAACCACGATTCCGGTGATTGTTTTTTCTGCCACGTTCGCAGCTGTAATCGGTGCGCTAAATTGAATGATCATTGTGTTGGGACTTCCGTTGTTTGCGACGGCGGGGTTGTGCCGTTGTCGGTGGCTGGTTGGCTTCCGCGTGGGGCTAGATCTTCCATTTCGCGGGCTTCATCAACGCTAATGATTCCCGCGTCTAATAGCTTCACGGTTATTTCCACGCGTTCCATCGGATTTCCGCGAAGGAAGTCATCGATGTCGAATTTGACCGTTTGGTTTCGTGGCGTCACATCGTCCATCGATAGACGTTCTTCAATGATTGAAATAAAGGGACGAAGTCCAAAGTCAAGAAGGGACCGACGTTCGGCGGTGACGTTTGAATAAGTCATTGACGCAGATTCGGCGTTGACATACCACGCAGGGATTCCGCAGGTTCTAGCAATTTCAGCCGACAAGAATTGGCGGGCTTCGACCATTTGCATTTGTGCCGAATCTAATCCGACGACTTCCATCTTGATCGGTCCTTCGATGTAAGCCGTTGAGCGTTCCCGACGGGCGCGTTTGAAGGTTTCCATCAATGACGAAACTTGATCGCCTGGAAGATTCATTCCTTCAT